CATCAGCTATTAAATAATACAAGCATAAAGCAGCAGCTAAAGCTGTCTTACCCTGCTTCCTACTTACTTCTATATAGCTGCTAGTATATCTTCTGGTAGTAGTTCCCTTCCAGTAGAACCCAACTATATTAGCTATTATAAACTGCTGCCATCCTTCTAAGGTGAATGGTTTACCAGAATGCCGACCAGTATAATGTTTTAAAGTCCCTATAAACTTAATGACTCTATCTACCTTATCCTCTTTAAATTCCAAATCATCCCTTTGCAGGTCATTCTGGAATCTCTTACAAGCCAGCTTAATAGTTTCCCCTGCTATTATTTCACCATTAAGAACCTTACTACAGTATTCATAGTAAAGCCCAGTATTCATTTATCTAGTTTCCTTTCCTTCCTTTATAAACTGCTCAAATGGGTTATATCCGTCCTGTTCTACTTTAGGCAATTTAGTTCTAGCCTTAGCTGTTAGTCCGAACTCCAGCATAACTTTCATAGCTTGCGTTTGAGCATCTTTAGCAATCTTAATAGCTGGGTGCGGTGCTATGTTACCTCTATCACTGGTAACAGTCAAACCTTCATCTTCTAGTTGTTTGGATGCTTTAATGAACATACTGTAGTTTCTAGCCAGCATCGTTAAAGCTGCACTATCCACATTCTCCAACATACCAGTATTATCTAGCTGTTCTAGTACATTCTGCATATATACCTTAGCATCCTTTTCAATGTCCTTTGGAATAGTGTAATTTATCATATTATAGTCTATTTAATTTTTATAATTTATAAAGCTATGTAATGGCTTTAATAGGCTTATAATCACTACAATACAATTATTAAAGAATGTGAATAATTTATTTGGAAGTCTGTTAAGGTATTAGTAAATTTGTAATACAATTAAAGGCTAAACTATGGAAAGAAGAAGTAATTACCCAATAGAAATTAAAGCTAAAATAGACCTAAATACTGACCTGCTACTAACGGAACTACAGCAATTATTAGGTAAAGACAGGTCTAAACTACTAAGATTGATAATAGCAGATTTCTTTAATAGAAATATTGATATTATAGATGAACATACTAACAGCAAATCAGATAAAGCACCACTGATAGAAGCCATACTAAAGGACTTCTTCAATTATAATAGGGAAACCATTAACCAGTACATTAAATTCAAGAATGGAAAGACCACCTAAATCAGTCCTTCTACAGTATATATATGATTACGGACTAGACAAAGCAGCAGCATTATTTCACATTGATACAGAAACAGCAGATAAGATAATTAACTGGAAGCCACAATATGACCAGTACAGCTACAATACAGTAATAGATAAGCCACTTCATAGAAATGCTTCTAAGATAGCTAATATAATAGCTAAGCATTATCCCGAATTAGTAAAGCAATACACTACATACTATAAAGATACTATCTATATGTCCCAGACTGTAGAAGATTTCCTACAGAAAGCAGTAATAAGATGTATGGAAGTAGGACTGGAAGAAGTAACAGAAGAATCTGTATTAGCATTACTAAGAGTACAATTCAATACTATAAGATGCTATGCTAAGAAGTCCAGCTATACAATGAATAGTAAATTAGCACCATTGGAAGTACAGAATGAAGAAGGTGAATACATAATACTATCAGAACTATATGCCATACCTAAAGAAACCGAATAAGCAGCCTTCCAGAACATTTAACAGGGAAGAAAGACAGAAGATATACCAATCTACCAAATGGAAGGAATTAAGACTAGCTAAGCTAATGCAGCAGCCATTATGTGAACTCTGTTTAGCCAAAGGCATTATTAAGCCAGCAGAAGATATTCACCACATAGATTCCTTTATGAATTATACTGGCACTAAAAGACTAGCCAAAGCATTTGACTTTAATAACCTTATGTCTATTTGTAAAGAGTGCCACGCAAAAGAACATCACTATGAACATTAAATTAAGCATACCAGTATTACAAGCATTAACCAATAATGAAGCATTTACTTACTTCTGTACCCTAATAGCCATTAGTAAGAATCCAGATAGTACTATTAAAGATATAGTAAGAATAACAGGTGTTAGTGAAACTACCATCTTTAACCATCTAAAGAAGTTTGAAGAAGTAGCCAACCTAACAATAGATAGAACTGGATGCAGTAATAAGTATAGCTATACAGAACCTACCAAGTTCTTTGTAACCATAGATAGTAGCCTATTAGATGCAAATGTAGATAGATTAGTAATCGGCTTCTTAATCCGATTCAAATGCTGGTCACGAATAGCATCCAATATAGTAGATTTATCTCTGAATAGAATAGTTCACGAAATAGGGGTACAACATAATACAGTATATTCAGCTTTAGAAGCTGGTCTAGTAGAAAGAAGTGATAAGAAACTTTACTTTAAATTCATTCATCCATCACTTTGCATACTGTAATACAAAAATATAGCTGTTATAGCATCCTTAATACAAATTTTAAAATTTATTACAATTAATTTGGATATGTCAAAATCTTTCACTATCTTTGTATTACAATAAATGAAGGAAACTATCATACTGAAACATAGATTCTAATTCGATTTTCTAGGTGGACTGGCTAGCTGATTAGCCAGTTCTTCCACTTAATTCACTTCTAAGAATCACAAAGTTATTACCATAAGTACCTTTTGAGCATATTTTAGGTACTGATTGTTAATTATTCATCATAATTTTTGAGTTTGGGTTAGTTAAGCGTAGAATAATAAGCGTAGTGATACGCTTATTATTTTATTCTTAGATGACCAATATTTGGTAGCGAAACCTCAATCTTCTATAGAAAGAATACCAAAAAATGGTCACACCCATAATTCAAACTCCAGATGCTTCTAAACTCCAGATTTTAAACCGACTAACTAAACAAACAATTTACAATTATGACAAACATTATTATTACTAAAGAGTACAAGTATTTAGGTGAATATCCATTATTCAAAGAGAATGGTTTACCAGTAGGATATTTAATAGATAAAGGTAAAGTAGGATGTGGCGGAACATCTATAGCTTTGGAAGATAATAAAGATACTATTATATGTGTTCCCTTTGTATCACTTATAAAGAATAAGATGCAGAAATATAATACAGATGGTAAGGTTAATGTACTAGGTGTTTATGAAGGTGTTACTACATACGAAATTAGAGAATACCTAAATACTAAGAAAGGTGCTAAAAAGATTATGTGTACTTATGATAGTTTAGCTAAAGTGGCTGGTATTACTGGTTATAACTACTTCTTACTAATAGATGAACTACATCTGTTATTTATCCAGTATGTTTTTAGAAACAAGGCTGTAAGAACTGTACTAGATGAATACAGGAAATTTAAAGAATGGTCATTCTTAACAGCTACCCCTATTGAATATGATTTAATGCTGGAAGAACTAAAGGATATTCCGACCTTTAAGATAGACTGGGAAGATAAGACTGAAGTAAAGGTAAATGCAGTACAATGTAAGTATGTAGGTGCTACAGTGAAGAAAGTTATCAATGATTTCTTAGAAGGTAAAATATTTGGTAATGCCCACTTCTTTGTAAACTCGGTGGAATTTATTGCTACTATGATTAAGAACTGTAACCTTACTAATGAGAATACCAGAATCATCTTTAGTAAGAATAATGAAAGCTATAAGCATACTTGCCAAGGTGTTACTAATGGTGAAACTACTGACCCTGTAAAGAAGATAAACTTTTATACTTCCACCTGCTTTGAAGGCTGTGATTTATTTGATACAGAAGGTAAAATTTATATCATCTCTGAAAGCACTAAGGCACAAACCTTAATGGATATTAGTACACAGGTAAGACAGATAGCAGGTAGAATTAGAAATACCCAGTATGCAGATACTATTACACATCTTTATAAAGCTACCAGATACAATACAGACCTTACTTATGAAGAATATAAGCAGGTAGTTCTGGAAGAAGAACAGAAAGCCAAATCATATATTACTAAGGTTAATAGTGATAAGGAAATTAAGGAAGGAACTAAAGAAAGTATCTATCATTACATTTGGAAGGATGAAGATACTGGTGAATTTGTATTTGACCCTAATAGGATGAAACTGGATATTTATAACTTCAAGGTACTTAACCATACATATAGTTTACAAATCAATTTAAGTACTGAATATAATAAGGCTGGTATGGCTGTAGGATGCAGTACAGATAAGACTTCTGATAAACTATTAAAGAATGATTCAGCCAGAACTACCTTTAAGGATGCTATAGAAGAATATGATTCTATAATACAAAGAAAGGAAAGTATGGTATTCAGTCTTACAGATGGTGACAGATTAGCCTTATTAAAGAAGAAGTATAGCTATATCAAAGATGCTTATGAACTACTAGGTATGGAACAGATTAGGGAACTTAAATATCATACTTCACATATTCAAAGACTTCTTATTAGTATCTCCGAAAAGATGGATAATAAAGCTAAAGTAGCTAAGTTACTGCTTACTATTCCTGCATTTAGAATCGGTGAATTTATTCCTTCTGCTGATATTAAAGATTGCTTGAATAGTATTTATGGCACATTGGGAATTAAAGGAAAGGCTAGTATTAAGGACTTTGAAGAATATGCTACTATTAAGGAAGCTAGAAAGAAGATAGATGGCAAGTATTTAAGAGGCTATATCATTCAGTACATTAAAATTAAGTAAGCTATGGTTATTGACTTTACACCCAGTACAAAAGAATCAGAAGAAGCTAGAATATTAAAGCTAAAGGAAGATGCAGTAGAAGCTGGTATTAAAGCTAAGGAAATTTTAAACAGCATAGGAATTAAATATATCATCCGACTTTATAAAGAAGGTGGTTGTATTAAGTTTTACAAAGATTCAAAATGTATTAAGATAGCCAGTTTACTAGCTGGCACTAATGAACTAACAGCTAATTTCTCTCTTTATTATAATGCTGCTAAACTTAAAGACAGGAAAAGATTTAAAATTGTAGAAGAAAATGATTTCCTTACAGATATACTACTAAACCTTTATTCTCAATTACAATAATCAGACCTAAGATAGTGTTTAAATGAATTATTAAAATTATTGTAATTCAGTTTTGATATGTAAAATAATATTGTTATATTTGTAATGCGATAAAGAGTTATATGGGAATGGCTTTATCGGTCTTGTTAGTAAGTAAATAGTTTCTATTTTACTACTAATCAAAGCAATAATACTACAGATACTTCTAATACAAAGATTTCCCTTATAGATTATCACACCACAAAGATTATATCTATTTATTTACACACCAAATTCTGTATTTAGATTTACTATCTTATAGATTATCCAAACATAAAGATTAGTGTTGAGATTCGTTATTCATTCAGTAAGGTAGTCTGTGAAGATAGCCTTACTTTACTTTGATTATTAACTACTTAAATTATATATATACTATGTTTACAACCTATGTATTACTAACATTCTTAGCAGTTCTAATGTATTTCCTTATTAGGACTGTAGTAAATGAGATTAAGCAACATATCACAAAAGAAGCAGATAGGGTTATTAAGGCTATTAAAGATAAGAACTATGTGGGTAGATGAAGAAGGAAATGCAGTTATATCAGAATCAGATGAAGCATTAAATATATTAAGTGAATGAAACGTATGTCAGAACAAACTATTAACGCAATTATTAACTACTTAGTCCAGCAGCCTTATAAAGATGTAGCAGGACTGTTACAGATGGTACAGCAGGATTTACAAACTAAAGAAGAACCTGCTAAAGAAGAATAACCCATTAGCCTGTAAATGATATATGGTTAATGTGAATGGCTAATGATTTATGTATAATGGAATACAGGCTAGTACAAACTACTAGCTTAAATGGACAAATTTTATGAATTAGAACTAAATGGAAGGAAACTACTAGAATCATTTTTAATACAAGTGGGTGCTACTAATCTGCATCCTACAGAAGATAAATATGCACCAGTGGACTACTATTTTACTTATAAGGATAAAAAGGTAGTAGCCGAAATAAAGGTAAGAAATATTAAGTATGAAGGCTATGATACTCATTTAATGGAAGTATCTAAATATAAGTCCTTAGTGAAGGATAAGAAAGATAGCCAGTCAGCTACAGCATACTACATCAACTTCTTTACAGATGGAACTAAAGTTAATGCCTATTGGTACACTACCAGTACTATTAGGAACTTTGGTACTATAGATTATAAATACTGTCCGACTACTACAGCAGCCGATAATGGCAACTACTATAAGAAGGTTATTATGATTCCTTCTAATAAGGCTCAAAGATTTACCTTAGTAAATGGTAGGTGGAAGAAGAAATAAATTGTTATGAACTTTAAAAAGCCTAGTCTGTCTTAATTGCCAGGTTAGGCTTTAATGTTCTTATTATTATTTGTACATTTCTATTGGTTGAAATTGATTTAATTTATATATTTGCAACATCATTAAATAAAAGACTAATAACTCCTATTTAAACTCTTATCGCAATGAAAATATTTAAATTATTAAGTATGGTTCTGATAGCCATTTTTATTAGTATCAGTTTCACAGCTTGTAGTAATGATAAAGAATCAGTAGTACCACCTGTAGAAGATGAGTACATAGATGTACCACTACAAATATCTATAGATACTTCTATAGATATAACAGATGAACCTCTTAGTAGGGCAGATAATCAAAACCCTGTATATGCTATAGACATAGAAGAAATAGACTCCAATACTTCTACAACTACTGACTATGCTTATGGTTTCTTTAGAAGTTTAGATAACGTAACCATAAAATTAAAAAAGAATAAAGAGTATAGAATATACGCCGCACTATATTATGATTTTTTTTCTAAATATAAATTTTATTCTAATGATGGGTTTAATCCAGCTACATTTTACAACACATATACAAATGGATTTATATATCCTTATGATGAATATTACAATGTATCTTATTGGTATAACAAAGACTACGTTCCATATTCTGAAACTTACTTGATAGAAGGAGATGGATATTATGATACTATAGATAAATTCTCTCCATCATTGAACAATATCTGTTCTATGGAACTTAAAAGAATTACATCAGCTTTTGAAATTAGCGTAGAAGGACTAACCGAAGGAAGCATTAGATGTGGATTAGAATTTTTAGAATATAATTTAATACCTTCTAAACCAAAAATATCTCAGATGTTTGTATGTAGCTACTTAATGTATAATACGGAATGTAATCTTAAAGTATATGTTGATTATATCCCTACTACGGGTGAACCAATAAAATTAGTTAACTCCAATTATACCTTTAAGAGAAATAAACGTAAAAGATTTCTTATTAAATTAGACCATAGTGGAGAATCTGAGAATGTAAATACAGGATTTAATTTTACTCAAGAGAAAGTTGAGTTTATAGATGAAGAACAAATAAGATATAATTGCACCATAAATTAATATCAACAAGACACTATAAAATAATTACCCTCAGCTTACCTTAATTGGTAGGCTGGGGTTTTGTTTTAGTATTCTATCACATAATTATTAATGCTACAGATTTCCTTCATATCCTCAAAGGATGCAATAGCATCTAAATCATCTGGTTCATCTAGTAGAAGGCTAGCCATAGGAATATAGAAGAAGTTTCCCAAAGGTGCTGTAGAGGTCTTTAATAATCCGTTTTGCCACTGTGCTAAAGAAGATTGAATATACCAGCATCTTCTTTTGCTATTTCTAGGCTCAAACAGAATACAATAGTTAGTCTGTTTGGATTCTACTTCTAAAATCAGCCTAGCTTTGGTAAGCCTATAAGGTCTGATAACCTTAATATATTCCTTTATAAGTTCTTTCTTCTTTAATAGGTCTTGTTCTATTTTATCCAGAACTTCATCTGTAAAATCGGCTTCTTTAAATCTGGCTATATTACCTTCACAGATAGTTATTTCAGTATTAAGGAACTGGATTCTATTATTATAGCTATCTATTTCCTTATTAATAGCTTCTCTTTGCTCATTAAATATAGCTGTATCATCATCTTCTATATCTAGGAATAGGGCTACTAGTTTCTTCTTCTTAGCATTTAACTTATCAATAGATTTAGCTACTACATCTAGTTCGTCCTTATAAGAAGCTAACTTTTGTTCTGCTTCTTCAATCTTAGATTGTCTTTCCTCTAATGATAGTTCCTGTAATGCTAGTATTTCCTTCTTAGTTAATTGCCATATTATACTTTCTATGTTATCTGCATTTAAAGTAATATCAGAAGTACATTCACTAAAGTTGTACTTACTAACACAGCAATAGTTCCAAATCCTATATCTTTCACCACTCTTATTAGCACTAGCAGTTTTACTAGTATAGGAATCACCACATATAGGGCAGGTTATTAATTTAGCTAATAAATGTACCTTCTTGTCCTTATTTACTTTCTTGGTTTCAGTTGTTCTATTCTTATCCAGTTTAATTTGTACCTTATTATATATAGTAGTATCTATAATGGAATCTACCTTATATATATAGACTTCCTGCTTCTTTGCTTCATCTGGTTCATCTGGGTTTACTAGATTATACCTTTGCTCTCCTATATATCTTCTTTCTCTAAGTAAGTTCCTGACTGAACCAGTGCCGAACTTCTTATTAAATTTCTTATCATAGCCACAGGATAACAAGTACCTGCATACAGAAGGAATAGAACCACCATCTTCCAAATATTTATTATATACTAGCCTTACTACTTGTGCTTGTTCTTCATCTACCTGTAATTTGCCGTCTTCATCTTTATAGAACCCGAATGGAACTGCACCGCCAATAGTTTTACCTTCTCTGGCATTCTTTCTCTTACCAGAAGCAAATCTAGTCTTCATAGATTTAAGTTCATTCTGTGCCATATCAAAATGAAAGCCTAACATTGTTTCAAATGACCTGTCTACTATTCTAGTGGTAGGGTTAATAGTCCACATTCCCAAATCTCTAAAATAGACAGGTATTTTATATTCATCATTAAATTCCCTAATGAATAATCTGCCTGCTATGCTGTCCCTAGATAATCTTGATACTTCATTTATAAAAATAGCATCTACTTTACCTTCTCTAACTGCTTGCTTACATTCCGCTACTGATTCTCTATCCTTCTTGCGTACATCATCTTTACCTGTGATATACTGACCAAATACTAAATCATCAGAAGTAGTATACCCCATACCTTTAATAGTATCTAGTAGGTCTAACTTTTGCCTTTCGTAGTCTTGTGCATCAGTACTACATCTTAATAATAATGCTGCTCGTTTCATTGCTCGTTCAAATTTATTGGTTATCTTTGCAACGAAGATAATAAAAATATTGTTTAACTGTAATGATTAGCACGGTGTTGAAACCTGCATCTGAAGAGGAAGAATAAAATGAAAATAACTTATAAGACGCAAGGCACTTGCAGCAGCCACATCGAAGTGGAAGTAGAAGATGACGTTATTCAACAAGTTTTCTTTTGGG